CTGATTGCTGCGGGTGCCGCGCTTGTCCTGATCGGAGTGCGCCTCGCATGAGCCTGTTTCGTGAGCATCGCAGCTGGGCGCCTGAGCCGATCGTCTCCCCGTTCCCTGGCGTGAATCTGTTCGGTGGGAACCGGGCACCGAGCCTAGATCAGGCCATGCGGGACTCGGCTGTCTGGGCGTGCGTCTGGCTGGTCGCCGAGACGGTGAGCATGATGCCGCTGGACGCGTTCACTAAGCGGGCCGGCGTTCGTGTCCCGATCTCGAACCCACCGCTATTGGAGCGCCCCTCCAGTGACGCGCTGATGCCCGACTGGATCTCCATGATCGTGGTGTCGCTGATGCTCCGCGGCAACAGTTACGGGCACATCCTGAACTTCGATCGTGACGGCTACCCGGATCAGATCGAGATCATGGACCCTGATGTTCTGCGGGCGCATCAGGATCGCGCAACCGGCAAGATGATCTACCAGACCCCGGCCAATGGTGTGATCCCGAATGACCGGATCTGGCACACACGGGCGTATCGGTTGCCGGGTCGTCCGTTCGGGTTGTCCCCGATCCAGTACGCATCAACCAAGATCAACACCAATGCCGCGATAGATCAGTTCGCGCTCGGCTACTTCCAAGACGCGCCGCACCCCAGCTCGGTTCTGACATCGGATCAGTCCATCAACCAGGAGCAGGCGCGCACGATCAAAGAACGCCTAATCGCGTCGGTATCCGGTCGTGAGCCGTTGGTTCTTGGCGCTGGACTGAAGTTCTCTGGACTCTCCGTCACTCCCGAAGAGTCCCAGTTCCTTGCGACGCAGAAGCTGGGCGTGGCAGGTATCGCCCGGATCTTCCGCGTCCCGCCCGAGATGATCGCGGCCGAAGCGGGCAACAGCATGACCTACGCCAACATCGAGTCAAAAGGCGTGGACTTCCTCACCTATTCGATCCAGTCGTGGCTCAACCGCATTGAGGCAGCCATCGCGCCCCTGATGGCGGGCAAGAAGCATGCCCGGTTCGACACGAGCGTGCTGACTCGCACCGATCTTGAGACGCGCATCAAGGCCGGCGCCATTGCCATCGCGTCCAAGCAACAGACCCCCGACGAGGTTCGCGCGTGGTCCGACCTGCCGCCGCTGACCGACGAGCAGAAGACGTTCCTCGAGCTTGTCCCGTTGACGGTGTCCCCGACTGGGATGCCCAAGTCCACGCTGCCTAAGGGCGTGCCCAGTGTGAATGAGAACGTCCCCGAAGGAGAACCGGCATGAAGACTTTCGAGCGCAGGATGGCCGTCGCTGGCCTTGAGATCCGTGAGGCGTCCGACGTCGTCACCCTGACCGGTTACGCGTCCACGTTCGACCAGCCGTATGACATGGGCTGGTACACCGAGACGGTCGACGCTGGGGCGTTCAAGCGGACCCTTGGTCAGAAGCCTGACGTGCGGCTGCTCATCAACCACACCGGCCTGCCACTGGCACGCACCGCGAGCGGAACGCTGACTCTGGACACCGACAAGCGCGGCCTCATGGTCGCCGCCGAGCTCGACCCGTCCGACCCCGACGTTGCCGCACTCGTCCCGAAGATGAAGCGTGGCGACCTGAACCAGATGTCCTTCGCGTTCCGCACGAACGAGGACATCTGGGAGAACGACATGACCAAGCGCACGCTGCTCGCGCTGGACCTGGCTGACGGCGACGTGTCTGTGGTGACGTACCCGGCGAACCCGAACGCCTCGGCTGCGATCCGTTCGGCCGGTGTCCCTGCGGTCGATGCCATCGCCTCAGCCCTGCGTGCGCTCGAGTCCCGCGACGCCTCGACTGAGGACATCGCCTCAGTCCTGACCCGCGCTCTCGCGTACTTCACCGCCATCGACTCCATCGTCGACGACGCGCAAGAGGAACTCGCTGAGGCCCTCGACATCCCGAACCCCGACTGCGAAGACGAGCCCACTGAGGCGCTCGGCGCGGTTGTGGCCCATGAACTCCGACTGAGGCTCCTTAGCCTCGCCGGCTGAAGTACCCGCACCACCCGCTCACCATTCACACCGGCTCAACGGACACGCCCCGCAAGGGTGGCTCCGGTGCCCTGCTGTGCCTGCGGAGAGGTCAACACAACCCCCTCTCAAAGACAGGAAACCATCATGCTCAAAGCCCTTATGGAGCGTCGGGCGGCCCTCAAGGCCAGCCTGGAAGCTCTGAACACCGCAGCGGTTGACGAGGCGGGCGAGACCCGTTCCTTCACCCCCGAAGAGACCACCGTGTTCGACGACGGACTTGCTGAGTTGAAGTCCATCGACGCGCGTATCGCCGAGGTGCAGGAGGCTGAGGCCCGTGAGGCCCGCGCCGCCGCGCACCGCGTCGAGATGAACGCCCCCGTCAAGACTGGCGAGGGCGTCACCAACGAGCCGAACCCCGTGTATCGTCGGGACAGCCGCGAGAACTCCTATTTCAAGGATCTCGCAGCGGCCACTCTCGCCGGTTCCGGTGAGGCCAGGACCCGGCTCATCGCGTCGCAGGAAACCCGCGCCCTTGGCAACACAGGGGCTGTTGGTGGTTCCGGTGGTGAGTTCGCGCCGCCCGTGTGGCTGATCAACGACTTCATCGCCCTCGCCCGCCCCGCACGGGTGTTCGCGAACCTCGTGAACCACCAGGAACTGCCCTCTGGTGTGTCTTCGGTGAACATCCCGAAGATCAGTGGTGGGACCACGGTCGCGATCCAGACCACGCAGAACACGGCGCTGTCGCAGACGGACCTGACCACCACGTCCGTCTCGTCGGGTATCAGCACCATCGGCGGCAAGCAGGTTGTTGCGCAGCAGCTTCTCGACCAGTCGGGGATCCCGTTTGACACGATCATTCTTCAGGACCTGGCCGCGGACTACGCCCGCCAACTCGACACCCAGTTCATCACCGGTTCAGGTGCTGCCGGCCAGCTCCGCGGCGTGTCGAATGCTGCTGGTGTTGGTTCGACGGCGTACACCGACGCGGCTCCTGCCGTAGCTGGTGCCGGGAAGTTCTATGCGACGTTGGCGAAGGCCATCGCCGCGGTCAGCACGACCCGGTTCTTGCCGCCCACTGCGATCGTGATGCATCCCCGCAGGTGGGGTTGGATCTCGGCGTCGTTCGACACGCAGAACCGTCCGTTGCTTCCGATGAACACGCCGGCATTCAACGCGATCGGCGACAACGGCGCGGGTGTCGTCGCGGCCGGCGCAGTCGGCGTCATGCAGGGGCTTCCCGTGTATGTCGACGCGAACATTGCGACGAACACCGGCGCCGGGCTCAACCAGGACCCGGTGTACGTGCTCCGTCTTGAGGACGTGTGGCTCTGGGAGTCCCAGCTCCGGATG